ACTTGTCCAGCGACTCGTCTACCTTGTCGAATACCTCGGACGCCTGGTTGCGCGCCTCGAGGATCGCAAGGACCGTAAAGGACTCAAGGCCGGCCACAGGATCACCGCCCCCGTGAGGTCAGCGGCGGGGCCTGCGCTTGTTCTCTTCGCGCTGCTCCAGCTGGATGATCAGCGCGTAGTCGCGCATCTCCTGCCAGGAGCGCTCCCGCGCCGCCTCGCGGGTCAGTCCGAGCTGCTGCCAGAAGGCCCGTTCAGCCCGGAAGTCCTGAAGGATCCGCGGGCCCGGCGTCCCCATCGAGACCGCCCCGCTCAGTTCCGTCAGGAAACGAGGCGGCCTCGGCGGTGTCGCGGTCGCCCATCTGGTCGTTGCACGCGTCGTAGATCCGGGCAAATACCACGGCGGGCAGGCGGCCGACGGACACGCGCCGGGGGCAGCCGGGCGGGTACGGGTTCTGGTCGCGGCGGGGGGCGGTCTGCCCGGCGTCGAGCGGGAGCGGCGCGTCGTCGGCGTCGGTGAGGTTCCACGAGTCGAGCGACTGGACGATCAGCTCGTGCTGGAACGCCTTCACGTTCAGGTCGGCGTACTGGTTGCCGTTGCCCTCGAGCCGCTGCCTGTCGGCGCCCATCGCGGTCTGCGCCCAGCCGAGCTCCGTAGACGACAGCGATTTCTTGACCTTGACCCAGTAGCCGGGGACGAGGTCGCCGAGGTCGATGTACGCGGTGCCCTCGTAGGCGGACAGGAAGCCGGGCATTACTCTCCGTTTCGGGGAGTTGGCGGTACAGATGAGGAAGCAGAAGAACGCCGTCGCCGAGGCGGCGGTGAGCAGGTGCGGAGCGGCGAAGAGCAGGTCAGCCGGTGTATGCACTCGCGACGCCGTTGGTCACGACCGCCTGAATGGAGTACGTGCTGCCGGACAGGGGGCGGCTCGCCTCCCAGGTCAGGCTGGACATGATCACGTCGTCGAACTTGACGTCCTCGGTCTGCTTGCTCAGCACGACCTGCGGCATGGTGAACGCCACCGAGTACCCGGACCCGCCCGGGTGGGCGAAGGTGACCGACAGCGCGCCGAGCGTCTGGTTGAGCATCGTGGTGAAGTCGCCGTAGGTGCCGGCGTTGAGCGAGGACCAGACAACGTCGACGGTGCCGCTGACGTGGAGGCTCACGGGCGTGATGAAGCTCGGCCCGTGGTTGCCGCTGTAGGTGTAGGTCTCCTTGAGACCGTTGTCTATATCGATCGTCACGTTGGTGACGTCCGTGCGCGCGTTGCCGCCGAGCGACAGCGAAGCCTCCGAGAAGACCCACGGCAGCTCGTTCGTCACCGAGACCGACGTGGGCGAGGTCAGGATCGCGACCGACTGGCCGCTCATGTCGGCGGTGATGCTCACCGGCTCGTTGCCCGCCGGGGCCTTGACCGAGAACTTCCCGACGCGGCAGCCCGCGAACTGGAGCGACTGGTAGCCGCCGAGGTTCCTCTCGACGGTCAGCGAGGCGAGCGTGTTGGCCTGACTGACCGTGTGGATATAGGGCCCGGACCCCGTTACCGCGTCGGTCCCGATCGCGGCGACCAGCAGCGGGATCGCGTTCGAGGGGAACAGCGGCCCCTCGATGCTGCCGACGTTCTTCGCCTCGCCCTGCAGGTTGAACACCTGCTTGTCGCGGACGCCCATCATCAGCGTCGGACTGAACCAGCCGGGATCGTACTCCATCCCGTTGGACATCATCGGAAGGAACGTCGTGGCAGAAATCGGGACCCCGAAGGAGGTCTCCACCGCGAAGCCCGTGGCGGAGAGGGAGCCGGACCGCTCCGTGATCGTCGGGTACGGCAAGGGCCGGCCTCCTTGGTGCGCAGTGCGCGGCTGAGGACCGCGCGGAGGCGGCGGGGTGGGATGCTGTGGCGGTGAGCGGGGAAGACGAGATCGCCGCGTGGCTGCGCGGCCAGGCAGAGGCCGACATCAGGGCCGCGGCCGCGGCGACATCCGGGCCGTGGGAGTTCGAGGGCGACGACCCGACAGACGACGAGCTGTTCACGGTCTGCGAGGACGGGCCCGCGGCCCGCTTCGGCGACACCGTCGCCTGGGTCAGGGGCGGAAACCGGAACGTCGCCAACGGGCAGCACATGGAGCGGCACGACCCGCTTACCGAGACCGCCAGGGCGGAGTCCGTGCTGGCGGTCCTCGGCGCGTACGAGACGGCCTGGTCGCTCGCTGAGAAGTCGTGGGACCGGGAGGAGTCCGACCAGCCGCTGTACGACCAGGCGCGGGCCCTCAGGCGGGCCGTCCGCCTGCTCGCTTACGGCTACAGGTACCGGGACGGATACAAGGAAGAGTGGGCAGCGTGAGCGAAGAAACGACAGTGGCGGCGGCCGGCGGCGAGCACGAGCACAGCGAGTTCCTGCTCCACCCGGAGCGTCCTCCGCGCGGCCCTCTCGTGTGGGTTGCCGAAACCTGGCAGGCACACGGCTACGGCCACAGCGTCCAGGGTGTTTACGACTCGCGCGAGGCCGCGTTCGAGGGACTGAAAGACCGGCCGAACCTGACCGTCTACGCGGGCAAGGACGGGAATCTGCACGGCAGGCCCCGGAGCGAGGCCCACCCGCGCGCCGAATGGGCCTGGGCCGCGCCGCTAACGGTGCAGGGCAGGCGGCAGGTCCCGTCTCCGGCCGCGGGCGGCGAGGCAGAGAAGCCGTGAGCATCCCGGTCCGCATAGCCGTCCGGGTGGACTTCGAGGACGGCAGCCAGCACGAGTACGAGGTACTGGGGCCCGCCGCCGTGGCGGTGCCGGAAGGGCTGCCGGCGTGGGTGCCGGAGCCGGTCGCCACGCGGGACGCAGCGGCGGCCATGGCGCGCGAGCTCGAGCGCCGGCAGGAGCGCGAGTTCCTCGTCCGCCTGCTGCGGGTAGTCGCGGACGACGCGGAGCTTGACCCGGCCGAGGTGGAGTTCGCCGTGATCACGGCCGGGCGCAGGGAGCACGGTGCTATCACCTACTGGCCGTGGGAGAAGGGCGAGATCGTCGCGGTTCCGGTCGACGGCTACCGGGACCTGCGCGAGGGCCGCGGATTCCACAAGTACGACATCGGCCGCGAGCTGTTCGGCCGGGACTGGGAAGCAGCGAAACGACGGAGCGACGAGGTTAAGGCCGGACCGGATGTTGACATGTTCGCGCGGCCGGAGCCGTGAGCGGCCGCCGCAGGCCGGTCATCCTTCCGGTGCCGCCTCGGCTTCCGCCTTAGTCGCCTTCACCTTCTGGCCGCGGGTGGCGAACTCGACGTCAGCCCTGCGCGTGAACGACTCCGCGGCCTCGGCCGGAACCTCGAACTCCCCGTCTTTCCCCACCTCGCCGATGCCGTGGTGAAGGAACGAGACCGGGTGCTCTCCGGTGTAGCGGAGCCGGACTGGGCTATTCGACAACGACGGCCTCCCTGCACGCTGCGGCGAAGCGGGACACGATCATCGGCGTGGCGACTTCCATCGCCTCTTCGGGGAACGGGTTCGCCTTGGTTCCGGGGTGGTTGACAGACCGGGCGAAGTTCACGCCGATACCCCCCTTGCCCATCCACCGCAGGGCCTTCGCATTCCGGGCAGCGATGACGTGGGCGCGGGTTCCGTCCAGGACGTAAGGCAGGTAGGAGACGGTCCCGTAGATCGTGACCGACGTCAGGCCCGGCGTCTCTTCGATCTGCGAGCCGATACTCTGGCGCAGCCTGCCCGTGAAGAACGGGGCGCGGGCCCTGGTCAATGCGGTCGCCTCGGGCTCGACGGCTTCGGCCCAGGTGCGCGCGGCAAGCGGCCAGTCGAACTTGATCCGCCGGCCGGCGCCGGTCACGGTCACGGTCATGCTCAAGCCTGCACCACCTCGTCCACGTCCACACTGATCCGCTGGACGTACCAGAGCATCCGGGGACCGGACACTGTCCGCTCGGGCGGGTAGTCGCTGGCAAAGGACTCGCCTATCTTTACGATCTGCGTGTCCGTCTCGTTGACCGCGTTCGGCCCCATCGGATTGCCCGAGGCGTCGATGAACAGCGGCATCGTCGTGGTCATGAAGCACCAGAGGATCGCGTCGGTGATCTTCGGGAACGGCTCGTTCTGCATGGCCTTGTCCGGGGTCGACATGTAGGCCGCGTAGACGTCGATGTTCCACGTGAACTTCATGAAGCCCCGGCCGCGGGGGGCCGTCTGCCTGGCCGCCCGGAGGTGGCCGCCCCACACGTAGGCGCGCGGGGAAGAGATCTTCTCCGTGACCGGGGGCGTGATCCACGCCGTCAGCGGGGCGGCGCCGGGCAGGGGCAGATCGTCGAGCAGGCTCTTTACGTAGGACTGGACACTGTCGAGCATCAGGCGCTCACATGATCCTGCGAAACGGTTCCAGGAGCTTCTTGTAGTCCGCCACGATGTCCTGCGACGCCTGCTCGGACGACACCCGCTCACCGGACAGGGACTGCACGGCTACCGCCTCGATCCCGGAGTCGAGCGCCTGCGCGCACGCCGCGTAGATGGCCGCTTCGATGACGGTCGCGGGAAGCGCGGAGATCAGCGTTCCCTGCTGGTGCGCGAACTCCAGCGGTGCGGTGAGGGTGATAGTGCCGGGCCCGGCCTCCGCCGTTCCCGCGTCGTTCGGGAGAGTGAAGGGCGCCGTCGCCTCGATCGACTCCGCGCTCAGGGGCTCCGTTCCGGCCCCGTCGTACGCGAACCCGGAGGCGAGCGTCCAGCCGGTGACGTCATCGACGTTGAGCACCGTGTCGCCGGCGCCGGCGTTCTCGGTGAGCGAAGTGTGCGGCCAGCCGTTGACGTAGCAGACCTGGACCCGCTGGCTGCCGCGGCCTCCGCCGCCCGCGAAGCCGCCCGAGGGCGTCCGGCCGTACGGGCTGAAGCCGATGTACCCCGGAGCCACGTCAACGGTCCAGCCGCCGTCAGGGGCCGTTGCGGAGGCGCTGTCGCCGGAGAACAGGAGCGGGTGGCGGATGTCCCACATGCCCGCGGGGACCGGAGACCAGACGCGGGGGAAGGAACGGCTCGGCGAGACCTGGATAGCGAGCACTTCCGTGACCGGCCAGCGCCTCATGTTGAGCACGCCGACTCCGGTATTGCGGTCGACGTTGCACCGGGGCATCCCCGGACCGTTCAGGTACTCGGTGTCGGCGGTCGCGCGGAGGATCTGGTTGCAGTACGAATCCAGCCGCGACGTGGCCCGCCAGCACAGCGCCATGAGAACCGCTCGCTGGGAGGCCGTATCGGCATCCGGATCCGGCAGGAGGCTCCAGCTCACCCCACTTGGTGCCTGCGTCACCGTGTCCGGCAGGCAGTACGGAGTGCCGATAGCCATGCGGCCCACCCCGTCCCGGCTTGCGGAATGATGGGCGGGTGAACGACGACGTTGCACCGCACGAGTACCCGCCCGGCTCGCGGATCATCTTGTACTGCCCGCTGCTCGCCTGCCCGTGGCAGCACGACGGCCCGCCGCTGCCGGAGGGCTCCGGGTCTGCGGCGGACGAGGCGGTCGCGGACGTCCTGGCGAAGCACTTCGCCGGCCTTGAGGAGGCCGTCAAGGCGCACCTGGAAACGCACACGCTGCTCGAGTGGGTGCAGGAACTGGCCCGGCTCCGCGACAGTGTCAACACCTGGTCGCGCCACCTGCTGCACACGTCTCAGCACGGCAACATGCAGATCGCCCTCGGCGGCAGGATTCAGGGCGTCGCGGAGGAGATGCGCCAGGCCGTCGGACTGCCGGAGTTCGGCTGGAACGACGCGGTCCCGGACGCCGAGTTCGGCGAGTGCAGCGTCCACGCGTCAGGCGGCTGCCGGGGACAGGAGACGCACCCGTGAGCGAGACCGGCATCTGCGCCTACGACCTCGAGCCGCCGCTCCGGGCGGGCGACCCCGGCTACCCGCTCACGCCCGCATTCACGCCGTTCCGGGACCGCGGGCCGTCCGTCCGCCCCCGCTACGTCCCCGGACCGCAGCCTGAGGGAACCGTGCGCGTGGTCCTGGACGACGCAGGATGCAACGGAGAGCCCGCCGGCTTCCAGGTGTACGAGGAGTACCCGGCCCTCGTTGAGCCTTACCGGGTCTTCGATGTCCCGGTAGAGCAGTACGAGCGGTGGACGGCGGCCAAGACCGCGTTCGGTGCGGTGCAGGAGGAGATCGAGGCCGCGGTCAGTGACCGCAGCCGCAATCCCCCGCCTGCGCCGTCGCCGGGCCTGCCGTTCTTACCTGATCCCGTACCACAGCTTGGTCGAGGCCAG